ATCTGAGTACAGTCTCAACGGCGGTTGCTTCCGATGTTGGCGCGGTGGGATATTTCAACACAATCACTGTCACCGGCAATGCCGACCCGGCCCGGGTGTTATTGAGTAATTTTGTGGTTTCCGGCGGGGCTTCGCAGGCCGAAGTCACCCTCGCGTATACACCTCATACGAGGATCAGATATTACAGCTCGACTACGGAAGTGGCTGCAGATTTCGCGACTACTGACCCGGAGTATCGGGCTGCCAATGCCGCCCTGGGACAAAAGTTCAAACCAACGAGTATTGCGATTGGCCAAAAACGGTCTGGTGACTCCAACTGGACTGAGGCATTTAACGCGATTGCAAATGAGGATGGTGCGGGTTGGTATGCTATGATAATTACCTCGCGCACCAAGGCGGATCAGATTGAGTTAGCCGCATGGGCCGAAGCCAACGAAAAGTTAGCTGGTGTGGCTAGTTCTGATACCGGGATCATTGCAAGCACAACCTCTGATATAGCCGCGACTTTGCAAAGTTCTAGCTATAACAGATGTTGGACATTTTTCCACCCGACATGCGACGGGACGACCAACGACACCTGGCCTGATGCAGCCTGGTTTGGATATTGTTTGCCCAAGACGCCTGGCTCCTTGGTGTGGGCATATAAGCAATTGTCCGGTATCCCCGCTGTGAGTTTGACTGAAACTGAACAAGTGAATTTGTTCGGCAAAAACTGCAATACGGTTCTCGTTTTTGGTGGTCAAACAATGACGATTTCCCGGGATGTTATGAATGCACAAAAAGGTGGGCTGGTTGCGTCTGGTGAATGGATTGACAACATGAGATTTACTGATTGGCTTAAAGTCGAGATACAGGGGAATATTGCTGATTTATTTGTTAATAGTGACAAAATCCCCTACACAGATTCGGGGCTCACTCTGATTGAGGGACGAATCAGAAAAGCTCTCGACCAGGGGATTATCAACGGTGGAATTGCGGTCAACACTGATGAAGATAAATACGGCGGTTTGAAATACGAGGTCGTGATTCCGCAAGTGAAAAATGTTAATTTCTCGGATAAAGCCGCGAGGAAAGTGAAAAATATTACATTCCAGGCCGATTTCGCCGGGGCGGCAGTCCATGCCAGTATAGCCGGCGTGTTGACCGCATAATGAAAGAGAGGATATAGTGGCAACTTATGACATAAAAGATGTAATTGTAACCGTTGGTGCGGATACCATGTTTGGCTTTTCTCCCGACTCGAAAATCACTTTAACCCCGACCGGCCCGGACTTTGAGGAGCATCAAGGGTGCGACGGTAAATGGGACCGATCGCAAAACCCGGAAGCGGGGTATACTTTGGAGATAAGTCTTTCACAGACCTCCCCATGCAATGAGGTACTCAGCACATATAGCCAGATTGACCGAAAAAGCGGCCTTGGTGTCCTTCCAGTTGTGGTGAAATATCTCGGCGGCAAAACAATAAACGCGTGTCTCGATGGTTACATCAAAACACGTCCAACCGAGACATACAACAGCACGATTGGCGCGAATGTCTGGACAATTTTTATGCCTCCTTCCGGTGAGCAGTTCCTGGGTGCCGCGGTGAAGTCGTAAATTATTTTTTTAAAAGAGGACGACAAAAAAATGAAAAGAAATTTTTCAGGAGAATTTGGCGAGTATCGGGTTGAAGGGCAATTGTTTGGTGCTCGCCAAGGGCTCAAAATTCAGGCGAAGTTGGCCAAAATCTTAGGCCCGTCATTGGGTACAATGTCGCAAGTCGGCGTCAATCCGGACGCGATAGGATTAGGAATTGAGAAGCTTGTATCTCATCTCGATGGTGACGAGATTGTCAATATTGTTTTGCAACTCCTGAGTAGGGTGACGATTATTGCGCCTGATGAGCGGGTTGATTTTTCCGGCCATGACGCGGCGAAAGTGTTTGACGATTTTTTCGCTGGTAACTTAGAGCTATTGGTCGATGTGATTGAGTTAGTGGTGATGAGTAATTTCGCCCCTTTATTGAAAAAGCTTGGAGCCCTTCTGAACGACTCCGAGCGGAGCTTGACAGGCGACGAGAGATAAGAGCCGTTTCCGGCGAATATCCCGAATACACTAAAAAATATCTAGACGAAATTGCGTTGGGGATGTCGCCTGAAATGGAGGTGGACTTCCCTATATGGCGATTAGTTCTTGATGGAAAACTAAGCTCATTTGACGAAATTGCGTACAGCTGGTCAATAAAAGACGTCTTAACCGCGAATCAGCTACTCGATGCGCGAGCTGCAATGGAAGAAATAATCAGCCCTTTGCCGATTAATAAAAAGGAAAAATAATAAATGGGGATGAGCGGCGTACTGAGAAAACTCGTAACCGAGATCTCTTTTCGAGTTGACGACACCAATTTAAAAAAAGCCGGTGCGTCTCTTACTCGATTTGGGAAAAAGGCGCGCGCGGTTGGCGCATCTCTCTCTATGCAACTCACCGCACCTATTTTATTTGCGGGTGTTTCAATTTTAAAAGTCGCGGGCGATTTCCAAACCGCGATGAATCGAGTCGCGGTACTCACCGAAGCCACAACCAGGGAATTTAAAATCCTGGAAAAACAGGCTAAACATCTTGGAGCTACCACTGCATTTTCAGCGACCGAGGCCGCGGATGCTATGGGTTTTTTGGCGCAAGCGGGATTTAAAGCTACGGAAATTTTTGCGGCGATGCCGGCAACATTGAATCTGGCAGCCGCGGCGAAACAGAGCCTGGCCGAAACCGCGGATCAGCTGTCAAATGTGATGCAGGGTTTCGGGTTGAGTGCCGATATGGCCGGGCGGGCGTCTGATGTTCTTGCCCGGGCCGCTTCTTCGACAAATACGAATGTCGCGCAACTCGCGGAGGGTATGTCTTATGCCGCACCGGTCGCGAAACTCCTCGGAATGTCACTGGAGCAGGCAGCCGGGGAGATGGGTTTCATGGGAAATGCCGGTATACAAGCCAGCATGGCCGGGACGGCTTTACGCCAGGCGCTGCTTTCAACGGTTGCGCAAACTCCAAGAGCGAAAAAAGCCTTTGAAGACTTGGGGATTTCTCTTAAAGAGACACTCGAAGACGGCACTGAACAGACTCGTAATTTTATTGAGATATTGGCCGACTTGGGGCGGGCCGGAGCGTCAACGGAACAACTCGAGGCGATATTCGGGGCGCGTGGTATTGCGGGTGTTGGTGCAGTTTTGCAACAAACCACTCCAGAATTAAAAAAGCTCATTACGGAATTAGAAAACTCGGGCGGCACGGCGGCGAAACAAGCAAAAAAACAACTCGAAGGGTACAATGGTGCGCTGATCCAATTGCGCTCAACAATTGAAGCGTTCGCTATTATGCTCGCGGATACCGGATTACTCAATTGGGCTACCGAGATGTTAAAAAAAATCACTGAGTTTGTTCGCGCGTTAAAATCCATGAACCCCGAAACATTAAAAACGATCACTATAATTGCTGGGGTTGTGGCCGCGATTGGACCGTTGACAATTGCCGTTGGGTTGCTGTCTACAGCTCTCGGAGGTGTAGTGTCGGTTGTTACATTTTTATTTGCACATCCGATAGTGCTGGTTATCACTGCTGTTATTGCAGCAATAATAAAATTCCGAAAAGAAATATGGAACACAATAAAAAATATTTGGACCTGGATAAAAAATGTGGTAACTTCGGCTAAGTTTTTGTTAATCAATATGGTTACCAATGTTTTATTGTTTATCGGTAAATCGGCTTCTTTGATAAACGAGCAATTTCATAAAGGATTGTCCGCGGCGATTAATTTTGGGATAAAAGGAGTTAACAAAGTCATTAAAATGCTTAATGTGATTCCAGGTGTTGATTTAGGAGATATCCAAGATGTTGTGATCACATATGATCAGACGTCTTTTGGAAAAGGCGTGAAAGAATTAGAAACAGGAATAGAGAAAATAACTGACGAGCTAATGAATAAATTAGCTCATGCTCCAGACCCCTTTTCATATGTCCCCATCTCAGAAAAAAAAGAAAACCCAAAAAAGACCGCCTCCTCCGCTGGTTCGTCCTCTACGCCTGCCATCGACAAGATACAGCAGGTGCTAATCAGCGGAGCGCGGTCGTCTGTATCCCCGTTGTCATATGCGGAGATTTCCGGGCGTGATATCCGCGGCCGGGATAATATTGTTCATGTCAAATCAGATATAACAGTTAATATCTCCGGGCAAGCTTCTGACCCAATGACTATTGAAAAAATGCGTAGTCGAATCAAGGACACAGTAGAGGGTGTGTTCAATAATGTGGTCAGACAGACGATGTTTAATAATCCTGAGGTGGTTCAATGAGCATTTTTTATCTGCTATCTCATGTGCCAGTAGGGATTTCCAAAGAGGGTGATGGCGACGACTTTGCCTTAGAACTTGATCTTTCAATTGCCGAACGTCATATATACTCGAGTGATGTCACCGAGAATCCGGTAGAAAACGGAGGTATGGTTAGCGATCATATTATTAATCGACCAGTGCTTGTGCATATGACGGGGTTTGTCACCAACACGCCAAACAGCCTGTTGAAAATTGCGAAAACTTTTACGACACCAACACTCGACGCGTTTGACGCGTTAAAAAAAATTCACGAAGACGCGCTCCCTGTTGATATTGTCACGAATTTAACGCTCTACGAGAGCGTGGCTATAACTGAATTAGTATTCCCACAAGACCGCGAGAATGTAAATTCAATGACAATAGATATAACATTCAAGACAATAAATATTGTCAATGAAGAATCGAACGAAGACGACGAACAAGACGCGGGGAGCCAATAATGGCAACAAAAATAATACCATGGCCTCTTGATTCTATTGCATTTAAAGAGAGAGTTGTTCTTGATGGCGTTCCATATAAATTACATTTCCGTTGGAACGTTCGCGGTAATTTTTGGTCAATGACCATAAAAAATACTAAAGGTGTAGCTTTGATTTCCGGGGTAAAATTAGTTTACAATTACCCCCTGATTGGTCGATATAAAGGCAGGGATTTACCGCCCGGAGAAATGCGAATACTTCGAGGAGAATCCGGAGACGATGCTGAACTCGCAAGACACGAGCTGTTCAACAAAACCGCAAATTTAATTTATCACGAGGCGTAAAGTGCCATATTTCAACCGGATAGCCATTGCGTTAGTATCGCCTGAAGAGGGGGAGGAGGTCCTGCTCCAAAATCTTCGCATGGAGTTTGAAATTTTCAAAACCGTGACACGAAGCGCAAATACATTGTTACTAAAAATATACAATTTGTCAAAAGATACGATAAGCAAATTGAATGCTGCCAACAGTTCAATTGCTTTGAAAGTCGGTTATACGGAGTCTAGCGGTGCGGGTGTAATATTCATTGGCGATATAACATTTGTCGATACAAAACACATGTTACCTGATATAATAACTGAGATACATGCGAGTGATGGTCAAAAAGTTCTTCGCGAGTCGAAATTGTCTTTGTCTTATGGCGCGGATACCGCGGTTAAAAATATTTTAAACGATATCACCGCTCAATTATCAGATATCGCGTTACGTCCATTGGGTGAAATCGGATCATTGGCGTTTAAAAAAGGATTCAGTTACACCGGAACGGTGGAAAAGGCGTTGGATAAAATCTGTGCAGCATTAAAATTAGAATGGTCAATTCAAAATAATGAATTGCAAATAATTCCGCGCGGAAAAATTAGCCAAGAGGAGGTACTGGTTATATCTGCTGACAGCGGTTTAATCGGAAGTCCCAATAAACAGGAAAATCAGGATATTGCGAATACAGGGAGTGACAATCTCCCCGGGTGGGAGTTTACTTCCCTGTTAGAATCTCGCATTGAGCCCGGCGGTCAAGTTCAACTCGAAAGTCGCGAGGCTAATGGAACATTTCGGATCGAAAGTGTTAAACATGTTGGTGACACGCACGCTTCACCCTGGTTTTCAATCTGTAACTGTATCGAGGAAGCATAATGGCAGCGACTCCGACACTCGAAGATGTCATAAAAAGGATCATAAAAAACGAGTTGGCTGATGTTCATACCATGATGCCGGCAAAAATCGTGACTTATGATCCGGCGGAATGTAAAGTTGATGTGGAGCCGGTGATTAAGACGTTGTTTTCAGATGAAACAGTTATTGACATGCCGATTATTCGGGAAGTCCCGGTCAATTGGTTACGGACGTCAACCGCGAGTTTAACATTTCCGCTCGCCCCTGGTGACCTGGGGAAATTAATTTTTTCTGAAAAATCAATAGATAAATGGATAACCAGCGGTGCGTTGGATGTGCCAAGTGATCCGAGACGGTTCGATTTGTCAGACGCGGTTTTTGAACCGGGACTTTATCCGTTCAATGAATCGCCCCTTGAACCAGTTGGCGAGAGTGTTGTTTTAAAATTCAATAATTCACAAGTCACAATTAATCCAGATGGGAAAATTGCAATTGGAAATAATTCGCAAGAGCTGCTAGATATAGTTGACCAGCTTTTAGTCGCGCTGAACACTGCAACAGTATCAACTATGATGGGACCGCAACCGCTGTCTATTATGATAGATGGAACACTGGCAACTTTAATCTCGGATTTGAGCGAAATAAAAGGAGTTTTAGCGTAATGGCATTAAACGGCAATGTATGCGGCACGGCAATAAAAAACGCCCTGATATCCTCGGGTGTTCAGATTGCAGATGAGCCAGCCTGCGAGGCAATAATGCAAACAATGTGTACGGAGATTTTTTCACATATCATAGCTAACGGAGTCGTAACAATCCCCGGGAGCACATTCTCAACCGGCTCCTATCCGGGCCCGGGCGTGACCCTGGTTGTTGCCCCGGTACCATTGGCGATATCATGATTGACATAAAATTAAATGGCGACGGTGACGTTGATATTGAAAATTACGACGCTTCATATGTTGAAAAAACGGCATTGATTGAACAGCAATTAAAAATCAGGCTCCGGTTTTTTCGGGGTGAATGGTATTCAAAAAAATCTTTTGGAATGCCGTATTTTCAATATATTTTCAGGAAAAATCCTAATTTAGGGCTAGTCGGCTCATTATTTAAACGTGCGATTTTGACTACTCCGGGCGTGAAAAATTTAGTATCTTTCAATATTGAAACCAATAGCGCACGAGACCTGACTGTGAAATACGAAGTGTCAACCGATTACACTAATATAAAAATGGTGATATAGGAGAGATATATAGATGTCAGATTATGGAATTACCGATACGGGATTTACTCCAAAACCGATATCCGTTATCGCAACTGAGATGTTTGATGATTTTGAATCCCTGGTTGGTGAGGTTGTCAATAGAGAGCCCGATTCGGTAATTTCCCAAATTATCGGCGTCCAGGCACGACCGATAGCGGACATATGGGAGCGGATGCAAGAAATTTATAACGCCTCATATCCGGCATCTGCATCAGGAGTTAACCTGGATAACATCGGTGAATTAACCGGTCACGAGCGGCTCGATGCCACACCGACCAAAACGACTCTATTGTTGACTGGCACTACGGGCACCAACGTGCCAGCAGGAAATAGATTCAAAAACCCGACCACCGGAGATGAGTTCGCTTCAACCGATAGCGCGACAATAGCGATTACCAATTGCGCGAGTGTTGATGCTCGAATTGTAACGGACACTCTCAATTGGCAACCATATACTGTTGAAATTGTTGGCTATTCCGTGAACCGATATTATAGGCCGTACCATGCCACTACGAAACTTCATATTCTTCAACAACTTGCAACCATTATAAACAACTCCACACCAGCAACGATGCAGGCAACCGCTGTCGATGAGGGCGGCGGCGAGGCGCGCCTTGAATTGAGATCAATTGACAAAGTGACTGGTTATAACATAGAGTTTACTCCGATCGGAGTTTTTACGATTGATACAACTAACATGGGCACACCTGTTGAAATAGAATCTGTTAACACCGGAGCAATATTTGCCGTGCACGACACAATCACAGAAATTGTTAACGCGGTTTCCGGTCTTGACTCAGTAACAAATCCTGCTGATGGTGAAATCGGTCATAGCATTGAGACTGATTCCGCATTTAGAATCAGGCGCGCAAACACATTATCTCTCATAGGCGCATCTACATTAGAAGCCATGCGCGCGCAAATGTTAGCGAATGTTAAAGATGTTGAAGAGTGTACCGTATACGAAAATGACACAAACACAACTGATCAGTTAGTTTTAACTTTTGACGCTGATTTTGTTGCCAATAACGTAATTATTCCGAAAATCAGCGGCGTCACAATGGCGACGGTGAACTTCACCACTGATCACGCGACTACACTGATAGCTGTAAGAGATTCGATACGCGCATCCAGTACGGTTAGCGCAACAACGTCAATCACCGGATCTCGTGAAATAACTATCGTTCCGGAGCCCGGCGAGCATGTGATTGTTGACTCAATTACGATTACCGGCGGCACTTCGCAAGCCGGGCACACAGTCACCGGCTCGAGCCGTCCGGCGCATTCTATAGAGTTTGTGGTCTCCGGTGGGAGTGATGAGGATGTCTTCAACCAGGTGTTCACCTCGAAAGCCGCGGGGATTCTAACTCATGGTAGCGAGACCGGAACATACTTAGACTCTATGATGGTACCTCATACGGTTAAATTTACTCGTCCGGTAAAAATCCCGTTGGCGGTTGATATTGTAATCACCGAAGACCCGGAATATACATTCCCAGACTCCGGAATAACCGAAATAATGAACAATGTTTTTGCTCATTTATCGACAC